ATCTTGTTGTTGCTTCATTCGTTTTGCCTGCAAAGGTGATCTTTTTTTTCTGGTAAATCAATTAGATCACGAATGAAGCACCTCTTCAACTCCTAAAGATCATACCTATGTAGGTTTAGTAGTGTTTTTGGGGGTAATTTGATTTTTAATTGCACTTGGCATAGATGAAAATTCCTCAATTCGTTTAGATGTAAGACTTGCCATTGCTTTCACTGGCTCAATCACTTTATCGGCGAAACCGTGTTCAACACACTCGTCACCATCAAGCCATGTTTCCTGCTCTAACATGGCGGTAATTTCTTCGGTTGTTTTCCCTGTTTTCGCCACATAAGCAGGGATTAATACGTTTTCTAACTTGTCGAGTAAGTCAGCATATTCACGCATATCATTCGCATCTCCCCATGAGACACCCCACGGTTTGTGGATCATCATCATGGCATTTTTCGGCATAATGACCGTATCCCCGACCATCGCAATAACTGAGGCCATTGAGGCGGCCAAACCATCGATATAAACCGTAATTGTTGCAGAGTGGTTTTTAAGTTGGTTATAAATGGCGATACCATCAAACACTTCACCACCGGGGGAGTGAATATGCAGATTGATATGACTGAGATTACCCAGCGAGATTAAATCTTCCGTAAAGCGTCTTGCGCTAATTCCCCACCCACCGATTTCATCATAAATATAGATATCCGCCGTTTGGTCTTCTTTAGCCTGCATGCGAAACCAGCTTTTTTGATTTACTGGCCCCGACATTTTAGGCATCATCATCGATTTCTTGTTGTTTAGCATCTTGTGCCCCTTTGTCATTAGCAGGATCAGTATCAAATACCAGTCCTAATCGTTTATTTTCGTCAATTTCGGTTTTACGACGACGTTTCACATCCGCAGGGTTGCCCCCTTTGGCGCGTATCCAGTCACTTTCTGTTGACGCACCACCGCGTAACAAGGTTTTCCAAGCCTCAGACTCTTTCTTCGGATCAATCCATGGCATCACAGGGCCACTGTAAACCGCATTAAACAGGGATTTAGTATCAACATCAGGAGGCACGGTGACCACACCACTGGCTATCGCCATTTTTAACCAATTGCGATACATCGGACGACTAATACCTGCCACAAAGGTATCTTGGAAAATGTTATAACCTTCAAATGACTCCACCAGCTCTTGTCGCTGAGCGCTATACGTACCGTTATAGTCACGGGCGATACTGGAATAACTCCCCCGACTGCCTGCAGAAACCGCGCGTAATTGTCCATTGCGAAACGATTGTAGGTTGGGGTTGGGTCGGTCTGATTTGATCATGCCGACTTCTTCACCCGGTTTTAAACCGTCGTAAATCATGCCCGGCTGAATATCAATATTACGTTGCTCATCTTCGTCATAGTCACCCTCAGGGAAAGATCCGGCATCGCCTTTTTTGATGTACATGCCTAATGAAGCTGCAATACGTGCGGAGGTTAATTCCGCATCTTCGTAATCTTTTAACGCACTTAAACGCATTAAGATCCCCGAAAACAAACTGACACCTCGCGCTTGATGGAGCCGACGAGTGAATTTCAGGTGCAACATATTTTCGGCATCAATGGTTTTGATATCCCCTAAATTGGCACTAAATTGAGGGAGATTTTTATATACCTGATACCCTGTGGGTCGCCCCCACTCATTGAATTTAATGCCTTGAATAATCTTGCTTTCAGGCATATTCATGTGGATCGGCACAAAGTCAGGCTCTAAGGCTTCGAGCCAAAAATAGATATTAGCTTGAGCCTCTAATCCTTTCGCTTTACCTTTAACAAGTTGAGCAAACACTTCACCATCACGTAACCACGTTCTGACCAGTAAACGCTCTAATACAGGGCGACTAAATTGCCCGGTCACTTCGGGTAGTACTGACCACTCCGCCCAGGCTTGACGAATTTGTGAGGCTAAATCTTCATGAATTTGCCCTGCACCATCGAGAGGCTGAGGCTCAACAATAATGCCTTTTGCCCCGACAATGCGCTCTTCCATCTTATCGAGAATACCGATAGAGATATCATGATTGTTATCTAGCCATCGCGCTTGCTCGCGTAAGGAAGTACCACCAAATTGCGTCAATTGGTTTGCATTACGATTTTCACGTTTAGCGGGATGAGTTCGAGTGGGCAAAACGGCTTCATAAGCTTTAATTTGTAAGCGAGAGCGGAGACGCGAGGCTTGCCAGTTTGGGGCAAAATAACCAATGGCGCTGTCTAATAATGTCATCTAAACCTCGCAAGTTTATACATTGGATTGCCTCGTTTTCTCGATATCAATGCCGACAAACGAGATTCCCAACGCTCACGACCTTTTATGATCTCGTTGAGATTTTCCATTGTCATGGCTTGTCCATTAAAAGTGATGGATTTGCCTTTTAATACCGCCTCTTCCGCTAAACGGTATTGCTCAATCATGTGTTCAATTTCTTCTTTTGTCATATCCAGCCTCCGCTGTTTGATACCGGTGCCCATGCTGATACGGCAGGCGTTTCCTGTTTTGGGGTTTCGGGTGAGGGTTTTATTTCAGGTTCTATGGCGATATCGGCAATTGGCGAGGAGGAGGAAAGTGTCACATCAGGCAACCTTGCCCATTTAGGCGGTTTTTCCCAATTGATCCCTTCGTACCCCTTTAATATTACCAAGGCATGGGCGTAAACCATTAGGTCAAATGCCTCATTAGCGCCTCGACCCGGTTTTTCCCAATGCCCTTTTTCATCACGCTCTTCATACGTCAACTCGTCATAGAACGATTCATCCAACCAATCAGGGAAATGGATATAGTTAGGCCCTACGGTATCGCGCGATAACGCAGAACTGATCCGGTCCTTAAGTTGGTCAGTTTGCAGTAAATAAAGAGGCACATCCCCTTTGGCTTGGGCGCGCCGTTCAGAACGACTGGTGTTATCGGGGAATGACTTGGTGATTAACTTACTGCGTTTATGCCCGTCACCCTTAAAGAGATAGACTTTACGATGCAGTCCCTCTTTTCGACAGCGACGCCAAAATTTATAGGCATTATCAGTAACGCCATCTTCACCGCCGGAGTCTACCCCCAACATCATGATCCCCATCTCATGGTGAGGATAGTGCTGTAATGGGTAGGTTTTCTCTAATACATCGGTAATTAATACCTGCCAATCCTCAGGGTAAGAGCCCGGATCAATTCGCCGGCATTCACCGTTATTGTCATAACGTAGGGATTGAGTGATTTCAAAGCGGTCAATCACCCAGCGTTCGCCTTTTTCGCCATAACCGACCACTTGCACCACAAAGCGACGTTTTTTACCACCTTGCACGTCAACCGTGGCAACCAAGAACCGCACGCCTTCTGGTACCACTGACTCATCCCAACTTTCCGTACGATTAATCAGTTCATCACTCCGGCGCTGTTCTTGTGCTGTACGCGGTAAATAAGGCAAGCCCCAGTCTGTATTGGTGACCGCTTTTAGGGTTTCTTCACTGCCGGTTGATTCGTATTCTTGTTCTGCAGTTAGTAACTTATAAACTAACTGAGACAACGTTTGATAAGCAGCTGCTGGGCCTTCCATCCAAAAAGAGGCAATACGCGAACGACGCCCTGTACCTGATATCCTTCCTTGCTTATCAATGGACTGTCCTTCAATCAACCACACCCCTTTATTATTGAGCTCCCGTTTTTGATGGGGTTCGATACGACCTAAACAGTGCTGACACTCCACATACGCAGATTCACTTGCTTCTACGGGATCTGGCTTGTCACGATATCCTTTTACCGCATCATAAATAGGCTGAAAATATTCGTGGCAGTGAGGACATTGCCAGTACCAGCGACGGCGATCACCCCGATTATAAAGTGATAAAATACCCGTTGTGGGCGGAGCTTCGTGAGGAGACAAACGACGCCATTTAGTATCGGTAATATCACGCCCCGGAGAGCTTTCTACCAGCGTCATACCCGCAGACATAAAAGTGGTTGTCCGTTTTGAGGCTAAAGAAAAGCCATCTCCTTCACCATCAATATCTTCGGGGAAACGGTCATAATCGGTGAGTGCCACACACTTAAAGTCAGATGAGGACATCACATTAATCGATGGCCACCCCATTTTTAAAAAACTGCCCGATAAAAAGTATTTATCAAACACGTTGTTATCGTTACGACGAGGGCTGAGTTGTTTGCTGACTTCAGGACTGCAACGAAAGGTGCGAGAAAGCCGTTTTTTACTGTGCTCTTGTGCTTTATCTTGCGTCATTTGCACCAGCAACATATCAGAAGGATCGCACACAATATTGTAAATCACCCAGCCATCAATTAACCCGACCGTCTTTCCTGTTCTCGCAGGACCCACAAATATCACTGCATCATAGAGCCGTGACGATAAACAATTCATAGGTTCAACAATGTAAGGAGATACTGCCGGATCCCAAGGAACCGAGTTACCCGCTCCCACAGGTACACGCATATATTTTGCCACAGCATCCGCAACTGGCATTCGCCTCGGTGCTTTAATGAGTTGAGCCACATTTTTTCTTAATGTGGTTGCTGACACTGTTGCTGTCATAACTCATCCTCATCGCTCTCTTCATCATCCGACTTATCACTTAAAACTTGATGTGCTATCTGGTCGCGGAGATCATCAATAATACCTTGTACGCGAGATACAGCTGTCGGTGTTAACGCGCAATCACGTTCTAATATGTCAGGTAGCGTTTCTAACACTTGCACCATCGCTTTAGCCAGTGCTGAATATTCTCGTGCAACCTCTGAGGCAGGCAATAACTCCCCCACTTCTTGTTCAAACTTCAAACGCTCCCGCTCAGACTGATACCATGCCTTCCGATCTTGAGGTAGCATTTCCTGATTTTCGACAGGGGCTGGCGCCTTCATCATTTCAGATAAAATATCAGTGAGTGCGTAGAGTTTTAGATTTGAACTATTGCCCGCAACAGGCTCTAAATGGTTAAGACGGGCGGAAGCTGTTTGTCGATGGACGCCAGAAAGTGCTGCTATCTGGCTGATATTGAGCTTTAAGTGTTTGAGTTCTTTGTCCATATTTCATTTGTTTTATTCCACTCCCGGAAGATAGATTTGAGCTTCATTAATAATTCGCTCTCTTGCCATTAGCAGTAATTGTTTTCTACCACCAACTCCCCAATTAGCCATTGTCCTTGCACAGTGACTGACATTTTTAGTTTCCGCATTAATGACATGATCTAGCTTGTTCAATTTAGACATAACATCTAAACCTTTTCTCGTCGCATCTTTAAACGTGTTGTAGACAAGAATTTCAAACTCAGGCTTTAACCAAGCTGCATACCGAATAACAACTAACTCTAAAGCCCAAGTTCCCTGATTAAGTCCACCTTTAATCACTTTAACCGATGCACTTTTTGTTGCATCGCTTAAAGCTTGAACAAACCGCTTTACTTGACGACTCTTCAAAAATGCACCGGGTCTTTGTGATTCCGTTGCTTTACCATCCGCAACAGCAGCCGCATGCAGATCATTTAAGTTATATCTACCCTCACTATCAACACGGACAGATACACCATTAATACTGACTCTTGGATATTGCATAACGTATTTCCTACATTTGAAATGAACCCTCGTTCACATAGAAAATCAGCCCGTCGAAGCTCGCCAGCCATAACTGACTTCCTCGAAGGCTCATATCAAAGTGATTGGATCCGACGTTTTAGTGATTGCGCTGTGAATGCGCAGTGAAATGAGATGTAAAACAATAAAAGTGAGAGTTAAAAGCTTGAGTTAGTGATGAATAAAAAACAAAAAATTTCATCACTGTTATTTTTTTAACATATATTTATCAAATAATTACACTGGTGGTGACGACCGATAAAAATTGAAAAATGCGCCGTTTCCCGCGTGCGCGTCGCCCCGTGGAGAGGGTACCCCGCTGGGAGTACCTTTTGAATTTGAAATAAATAGTTTATTAACTTAATTTTTCCATTTTTATATATAAAAAAACCACCCTAAGGTGGATATGTAGTTAAGACGTAAGTAATTCACCTGCTTTTAAAATAAAAATATTATCTATATATCAAGTAATTCTCTTTTATTTCAGCAAGTTCAGAATCACTCTCTATTGCGCAACCGTCTTCACTCTCTATCGTTACATTTGAATCGCTTTCACACAAATATAAAACATCATCACAATGAGAATAACTATCCAAACCAACTATTGCGGTAGGTGGTTTTTTATAGCTGTCATATGCATCACATATATTATCTAGGTATGAGAGAGCTTCTTCCGCTCTTTTTCTCATATCATCAGGCATATCTAAAAGGATTTCTCTAGAAGTTCTCATATTAAATAACCTCCATAATTGAGGGTTATAAAAGGAAGAAATATATTAGTCATATAAGATAAACTACTAGTCATCAATGTATTCGTAATCATGAGTTCCATTATACTCTCTACTGAGAATGCCTAGTTTATCTAATAAACTATCGCGTTCACAATAGAAACAACTGTCCTTATTATCCATTGAAAACCCCCAGTGTGTATAATAATCATACACCGACTTTAGTGGGTTTGCTATTCTTATCTTTTTCGCATCGACTGTTTTTGCAAATGTACATGCCATTGTGAAGGCAATAAATCCCATTCTATCATTCAAGTCAGTGTGTTTTATTACATTGGCAAAATGTTCAAGCATGTGTATTGAAACAACCCCATTATTAATATCATAAGAGTATACTGCTGCTCCTATCACAACAGGTGGTTTCCCCGGGGAAGTAATAGCAATAGAGAATAGCTTTTCTACCTTTTTTTCGTATTCAACAAACCACGACTCCCAATCGAGAACTACTCCTGATGTTAATTCAATAGCTAACCGTTGCTCGTCAGTAAGAAAATTTAAATTAAGCTTTAGACTCAATTTAGTTAATGTTTCAGATGTTGCTGACAAAACAAGCTCTGTAGCTAACTTAAATTGTTGGTCAGTCACACGATTAAACTCGCATCTAATTATTCATTCTTAATATACTAACATAGCAATCATTCAAGTTAATAATTACTTATGACTTTTAATGCTTAATTACTTACACAAAGTAAAGCAACCATTTGATTCTGTCATCTAATAAAGAGTTTCTTGCGCCTAAAAGGCTTATTCTGGCAATGAAGAGAGTATTATATTCAAAAATCAATTTCATAAATTATAGCTGTCTTTTTGTTGTGTTACATGCTTCATTGCACACACTCTGTTTTAATGTAATCTTGTAACCCTAATATCATTTGCTCTGTCTGTGCAATTCGCTCTCTGAGTAACCAATAATTTCTGATAGCGGTGTCAGTAGGTCTGGCGGTGGTTGCATCATCCATGCTGGTGGTGGGATTACTGATGCTCTTTGGACACTCGGCTTTGATATACACCCGCTTAGGATTACGCTCACTAATATCACGCAAGCGACTAATTTCATTCTTTGCATTAACAAGCTCCTGTGTGTGCCTTGTATCAAGTTGATTTAGTCGCTCTATGCGTGCTTGATAGTCAGTATTGATAGCTTTCTGCTCTTCGAGCGTGACTGTAAGTTCTTTGTTGTTTTCTGTCAGTGCGTTAATTCTTTTCGCCTGTGCATTAATCAGCACGCAACCACCAGCAACAATCCCCACTATCATAATGACAATGTAAAGTTTCCAATGCTTCATAATTAGTACCGATGATGTGAGAGAGCTATCTGACAGCGCTTTTCTAAACTGGCTTTGTCGTTAACACATGAATGATCAATTGAGAGATAAATGCCACCAGCAACTGTGATGAGTAATCCAAGGATAAAGCTGATAACGATAATTAAAGGTTTCCATGACATAGTGCTGACTCCGCATCTCTACGACTGACTAGCCCTCGCCAAACCTTTCCGCCTGCATAAACCCAGCGTTTCATTTCTTCACAAGCGCCATACTGATCGCCTGCGTTTAATTTCTTTAGCAACGTAGAACGCGCAAAGGCTGTGGTACCGACATTAAAAGCAAAGGAATATAGAGCAGCTTTTGTTTTATCATCGACCGGCACTTTAACCAGGATATCAACTTGCTGTTGCGTTCTGATAAAGTCTTTCTGCAGTAATTCGTCACACTCTTGTTGTGTATAAGTCTTACCTTGAATGATGTCGTTTCCAGTATGGCCATAACAAACCGTCAGAATTCCAGCAACATCGCGGTAAGGTTCATAACGCACGCCCTCAAAATAACCAATCACTGTTAATGCAATACTTACAGCGCCAGCACTCGCAACTGCAGTGACTTTTTGCTTTAAGTTCATTACATGTCCTTTTTAGCTTTAGTCAGCATCTCACCGACTATCTTTTCTATGTCTTGCGGATCACTAGAACAATTTCGATGAACTAATTCAGCAAATAACGCTGTTCGTTTCCGTTGTTCTCGCTGTGTCATCAGATAAGTTGCTAATCCAAGAAGCATGCTAAATCCCATCCCTATTACAAAGCCCCATTCATACAATGAGAGACTTGCAAAAAAGGCAGTTAAGCCAGCTGTTCCGTAGGTAGCATTGGTTAATTTGTCCATGCGCATATACACCCCCTACGGAGTGTCCGAGTTTAATTAAAGGGATGCAGACTCACAGCTCTTGAGTGAACTTGATAACAAAGGTAATTGTTCTGTGGTCGGCATATACGAAAAAAGGCCGCACTAGGCGACCTTTGAAATTTAATTATCTATTAATTATGTTGATTCATTTGCTCTAGAATAAACTCCATCGCTATAATCACGACCAAGCCTAGCTAGCTTTTTTTTAGTTTCAATATAATCGTCTTTAAATGAGGCTTTTTCTTCATCAGACAAGTTTCTGTCGTTCAAGCATTCTTTAAGTTGTTTGATATCCCTTTTAAGCTTTCCTTCAACACTCGCCATTCCTGGTGGAACTGCGTATCTATTGTAAATCCATATCATAGCCCATCCTAAAAATGGACAAATATAAGGGATTATCAACCTTGAGGATTCTTGTAAATCATCAGGTAGAAGAGGAATCATACTTGTGAACACACCAATCAAAGAAGTAGTCACTGTGCTCCCAGCTCCAACACCAGCCTGAGGAGGCGAACGATCACTCATTTGCCACCTCTTTATTGTTTTTCAACTGATTAACAAGCAACTCTGAACTTTTTAAATCAATCTTATGACTAACAACCAATTTGTTATTATGGAAATGATTAATGATTACAAATCTATGAGGAAAATAAGTGCTTAATACCCATCTGACAACAGTATAAATTAATATCATACACATACTAGTCAGTACCAGCCAACTAGCATCTTGAACAATATGAATGATTTTATCTGTCATAATTTGATATACCTACTGTATACGCCTACTTTCATCGGCTAAATGGCGATAAACATACTCGATAGCATATGTAACACTAGGTCTTGAGTCCGGTTTTTCTATTGTTTTTATTCTTAGCCTAACACTAAATAAATCGCCTTTTTCAAAAGATTGCTGATTACTCAATACCCTCTCCATAAATATAGCATCTTCCATTTTTACAGAGAATTCTTCTCCGTGATAGATCATTTTCCATCCACTAACAGATGTAAAATTTACTTGAGTCAAGGAAACTGTTGCATCAACATGTTCAACATTTTCAAATGTCATTGATTTTCTTGGTAAAGGGGGGAATTCTATATTTTCACTTCCATCTAACCGAAGTGTATCTCTACCATCTACTATGACTTTAAAAACAGGAGAATTCTTTTGAGATAAAGGCTGAGTAATGATTTCATTGTAGCTTTTTCTAATAACAGAATCTGTAGCCAAAAGAGCCTCATTTTTATTACAACGAACTTCTTCAGTACGGCCTCTTGATTCAACTGTGATCACTGCCTCATCGTTATCGTCAGATGTATTAATGTTTATAACTTTTTTATCACGAATATGATGAGCAACAGCTAAAGCACCACTCCCAAAAAAACCTAAAGTTGTTAATAATTCTCTTGGGTGTGCAACTGCATAAACAGCAAATTCAACAATAAAAGAACCTTCTGCTGCTGGAGTTGTCACTTTAACATCAGGCTCTTCCTCATTAAGGATTTTTCCTGCCTGTTTAACCATTGTTGCAACCTGCTGAATAGCTTGCCCAAGATAGAATGCATCCATTTTATGAATAGATAGTTCATCATCATCTGCATCATAAGAAACACTAAAACGCTCAACTTCCAATGAAGCTATGCTATTACTCTCTTGCATTACAACGTCCTCAAGACAAATCACAAAAAAATTTTATGAATTCTATAAAAGTAGTTGTATTCAAGCAATCAATATAAATTGATTTTGTGGAGTATAATAAGAAATTAATTACAAACTATTTTGTCAAATTGATAGTATCTATTTAAAAGATAGTAAATTGTTGTTAATTTTTTACCAAAAAACTATTTTTCAGTAATTCAATTCTTTTTACTAAATCACACATCGAAGGTATTAGTGATATCTAAGTAATATTAAAATGAAAACTTATAATAGTTACTTACAAGTTAGCGCTTTTATTTCTTGTTCGGTTTGCTCAAACCGCTCTCTCTCAAGCTCAACACCTAAAACCTTTCGATTAAGTTTTAGTGCTGCTTTCAGTGTTGCTCCTGATCCCATAAAGAAATCAGCGACTAGCTCCCCTTCGCGACTACTTGAGCGAATAATGTGTTCCATCATGGCTGATGGTTTCTCACAAGGGTGTTTACCGTGATAATACTGAACAGGTGGATAATCCCACACATCAGTATAAGGTACATCTACAGTTACAAAGAATGGTCGTCTTAATAACCCATATTCTTTTATTAATTCTTGGTAGTCTTTTTGTAATGTAACCTGCTCACGCTCTAACTCTGTAAACTGGCGGGATAACGGTGATAGTTTTTCGTGTTTATCAGCAATGTGTGTAAACAGTGTTTGTAACTTTTTATAGTCTTCCTCGCTAGATAATTGCCACTGACTATTGCTGAACCAATGACTGCACATTTGCTTACCTGTTGCTTGATTTATCTCCTTAGAACTCACTTGTAGTGCTAAACGAGCATTTCTAAAATAATCAATCAGGGGCTTAAATACGTTTTGCTTTAACTCCTGGCATTTTAAAGAAAATTCAGAACCTTTAGCGGTGATTGGCTTTTGATAATGTTCAGCAAAGAGTATCCGCTCTGTTGAAGGAAAAAAGGTGCGTAGGCTTTCCTTATTTTGTTTTTTCCATGGCCCAGATGGTTTAGCCCAAATAATATGGCTTAATACATTAAATCGCCCGCGAACAAGCAGTTCAGTATCTGATGCCAATTTAGAACCACAGAATAAATATAAACTACCATTGGGTTTTAATACTCGCCAGAATTCAACTAGTACCTCATCAAGCCAAGACAGATATGCCTCAACATTATCCCACTGGTTATCCCATGCACACGATTTCACTCTGAAATACGGTGGATCCGTAGCGATTAAATCAATATAATTGTCAGGTAATGTTTTTAATATAGCTAATGCATCATTATTGTATAATTGCATCAATATCCTTTATCTAAATAATAAAAAAGCCAGAAACTATTAGTCCCTAGCCTTTAACTTTCATTAATATAAAAAGTAGAGGGGAAATTGGCCTATTTATTTTATATAACTATCTATTAGGCATTTTTTCAATCTTAACCCTATCTTCGTAAACCTCAGCAACAGTAATATTTTCACCATAAAAAATCCACTACCATTTCATCTAGCAGATGTAACTATTCTCTTCACTATCTCATCACATATACCTTATCTTTTATGTCGGAAAAATTACCATCAATCTTTTTTTGATGGTATGCAATAATTAATTAACCCTCTTAGTTGTTCTTTTATAAAACTCGCCATGCTTTAAAATAAAACCCGCCATTTCTAATTGTGTAAGTAAAAACTCACAACTTTCATAACTTAGTTGTGTTTTAGTAACGATTTCTATTATATTATTCCCCGTATATTGGGATATCATTTCTAATATATCATACGCCTGAATTGTCATATCGTTCTGTTTTATCATGACATTTTACCCTTTAGTGTAGAAATATGAATATATATAAAGGTGTAACTCGTCATCATATAAACAGCAAGTC